GAAATGATGAAAAGCGCCCTTGAACTGCCGCTGCTTCAGCATCCCCAAAAGGTAATTGGTTCCAGCAATTGTATCGTTTCAACACAGTACGAAATGATGATATTGCTTCACCGGTGAAAACCTGATTAATATCACTTAAATCAGATTTAGAAATACCAAGTTTATCTGCTACCTCATGTTGAGGTGCACTGGGTTCACTAGTATTCTGAGACTCTGGGACTACTGTCTCTTCACCAGACTGAGGCGCGAACTTTTCAACGAGCGTATAAGTCGCACGCTCCTTCAAAGATGCACGCTTTGGCAATGCAGGTGGCAATTCTGGAAGATTGCGTAAACGTGTTGCAGCAAGATACATATCTCGCTTAGCGTTCAAATTCTCCTCTGATGCAACACCAGACCCAAATGTGAAATACTGAAAATGGTCATCGGGCACAAACACTTCAAAATCATCTCCCATCGAAACATAGACATTAACTTCAATGTCATTGTTAACGGTTGAATTCGGTGTTGTTAACTCATTGACAACGTACACACCAACGACACCATTGCCTTGTTCTTTAGAAGCATATGGTGTCGTTGAATACAGTTGTGTAACGCTTTCAGCACCAGGCAAATGGTGTGTCAAAAGAGTTGTCTCTTGTCCATTTGCTATTTCCACAGTGAAATCTGTCTCATCCGCAATGTCCACAACCTTAATATAATTGGTATTATATTCGTTAGAAGCCAACCAATTTGGATCATAAACTATCTTGATCCTCCCTTTATGAAATGCTGAACAAACTATTTGAAATCGAAATCTCATAGAGCCTGTCCAATATTTAAAAGGTAACGCAGCCATAGCACATGCTGGGAAGTGAAACGATACTGGAGGACCTGCATTCTCGGCCCAAATCACTGGGTCAATGCGTGCATTCCATAGTAACGTTTCGGGTGCAGTTCCAATTGCCCATGAAAAAGTTGTCAAATATGATTCACGTTTGGCAATTTCTTTAATGTTCAACGGATCTACACCTCCTAATCCAGCAATACGCGGATCAATGGATAATTCTTGTTTATCATCCACTGTCATCTTTGTTGGTCCATCAGCGACATTCGTGACAGCCAACGCAGAAGCGATGTGTGGTTTGTAAGGTTCTGGATTTTTAGTGACGATTGGCCGACAATAACCAAACATCTTGGCAATGTTAGCAGTTGCATTAGCAGCAATGTTTGTTGCTGATGCAAAAGGTGCTATATATGGAACGTTGCTCAAAGAAGCAGCAACTTTGGCAATTGCTGTTGCTGGTCCAGAAATAACACCTTTGCTATTTGCCTCATCCACTTCATTACCAGATTGTGGTTCAAAACCTGTTTGAGGCGAAAGAGTTGTCGTTTCCCGAGACGTCAAAACACTCATATCGACGTCTTCTGCCCATGCAAAAACAGACACAGTAACTAAATCACTAGCTCCATTTGCATGTTTCAATTCATTCAAACCACGAAAATATAATCGACCTAATTGATCCCACTGATTATCAGGTATCGATATATAATTATAGTAATTGAACATGGGAAGTTTCATCTCTCCTCCTTGTGAAGTGGTTGGATCCAAAAAGATATGGGGTTGCTGACTTGCCTGCACCAAATCTTCTCGGATCAAAGACGCATTGCTAGACAATGTGTCAAACACATTGAATGGTAAATAAGATACAAGTGCGCGTCCATATTGAAACCCATTGCCGTTAATAACGACCTTAACTTTCAAATTACACTTTAACAAATGAAAATTGGCTATACGATTAGCAACTCTAGGGTTCTCCCAATAAAGGGACCAAGGGTCAATATCAAAACCAAGAACCGTGGAAGTAGCCCACTCCTCTTCAGCAATTTTAATTGGGCGAGTAAAGAAATTCTCTAATCTCGCGTCATTAGAATCTTGTAAAGATCGAGTAGGATCCATAGTATTATCAACATCATACAAATACGGGTCAATCTGATCACCAAATGAAACATTCTCATAGGACGATTTACCAGACATTCGCATGATATTATTATCATCTGTTGTACCTGATTGCGGTTCAAAACCAGAATGGGCTTCAAAGCAACATTGACAATGTTTACCATAATAGCCGCAGGAGACACAATAATTAGCGCCAAGCCACTCATCTTGTCTCTCATAAATCGTGTGCAAATCCTTGCTCGATTTAACATCCTTGAACCAATTCGGGGACGATTTATATTTACATCGCTTCGTCTCCATAGCGATTGTTTTATTAGTTTTACAAGTTTTAGTAAGTACAATATACATCTAAAGGGTACACTCAAACCACAATAGGCGTCATCTTTTGTTTGGTAGTCAACCTCCCCTAAATAGGGGTATCGCACGGGGGCGACACTAATGTGTGCTAAGCCTATATACAAAAATACAAAATATGAAAAACATCAATATACATGGTAACCATAAACACACAGCACTCTTCAACTATATACAAAAACCCCATGGTACAAACGGGGCGATCTTATTAAGGAAATTTCGAAACCTACAAATCGGAAAACACTTCTGGTGGTAACGTATAAAAATTGTCAACATTACCGTGGTACTTTGCTTTCCATAATTCCACCCTTTCGTCAAAATTTACGTCTAATTCGGTACAAAGGTGGTTAATTCCCGTACGAGTAGCAACCTCAGACAACTGGGCGCGACGTAACTCGTATTTTTCACGTCCGTGATTAAACCATTCACGTAACGAGGTGTCTATGTTTTGAGCACAAGCATGTTCCTCTGTAAGAGGAGAAGACTTGTCTCTAACATAACAATGCAACATTTTGAAACATGATTTCTCAGCTAGTGCGCCAAAATGCACGCCAAGCTCAGGAATTAACTTACTACTCCTCTTGAGAAATTCAAATTCT